AGGTGTAGACACATCATTCCTAGTAGCTACTCTAACAGCAGCTATCCAAGAACAACAAACCATCATCAACGACCTAAAAGCAAGAATTACAGCTTTAGAAGGAGCAGCATAATGCCACTTATTTTGCAAGGAGCTACATCAGGCTCAACAACAATACAAGCAACGGATGCTGTAACCCAGACAATAACTTTGCCTAACAATAGTGGGACAGTATTAACAAGTGCATCTACTACAATGCCAGCTGGTTCAGTTAATCAAGCAGCATTGGCTACTGGGGTTGCTGGCAACGGACCATCTTTTAGTGTAACTCCTAATGGCAGCGGTCAAACAATTAGTGCTGGAACAACTGCTAAAGTTACTGCCTTTGGTATTACAGGCGATGCAGTAACTTATTACTGGGATACTGCTTCTTGTTGGAATAATACTAACAAAAGATTTATTCCAAATGTTGCTGGATATTATTATTTTAATACAGGTTTAGCTATAGCATCTATTGGAACAGGCGAAAATCTAGGGCTTGCTTTTTTTAAAAATGGAACAGGAATAAGATATACCTCATATTTTAATAATGGTGGATCTAATGATGTTTATTTAAATGCTAGTTGTGTTATATATATGAATGGCTCTACTGATTATGTAGAAGTATATTTTTCTAATAATTCTGGCTCAAATATGGACATAAGAGGTGAACAATACGCAAGCTGGTTTACTGGATTTTTAGCGAGGGCTGCATAATGACTTTATATGAAAAAATAATTACACTTTATCCAGAATTGACTATAAATGATTTTGGTTTAAATGGAACAATTAAATTACAAAATGACGGTCAAGGTGATTACATAAAATCATGGGATCACCCAACACTATTACGACCAACAGATGAACAATTAGGAGCAGCATAATGAGCGTAATTATTAATGGGACAGATGGAGTCACGTTCAATGACGCATCTCTACAAGGAGCTGCTGCATCTCCCTTTGGATTAAAAAACCGCATCATCAATGGGGATATGGTTGTAGATCAGAGAAATGCTGGTGCTAGTGTAACGCCTGCAAATGGCGGAGTTACTTACACTGTAGATAGGTGGAAATATTTTGTAACTCAAGCATCAAAACTTACTGCTCAACAAAATGCAGGATCAGTTACTCCTCCAGCAGGATTTAGTAATTATCTTGGAACAACATCTTCATCTGCTTATTCAGTAATTTCTAGTGATTTATTTACTTTATATCATGCTGTTGAAGGATTTAATACAGCAGATTTAGCATGGGGAACAGCAAATGCTAGAACAATTACAATTTCATTTTGGGTTCGTTCAAGTTTAACTGGAACTCATAGTGGAGCTATTCAAAATCAAGCAAATAATCGTTCTTACGCTTTTAGTTACACAATTTCAGCTGCTAATACTTGGGAATATAAAACTGTAACAATTCCTGGAGATACTTCTGGAACATGGATTACAAATAATGGCATAGGTCTTTCTTTATATTTTAATTTAGGGGCTGGTTCTACTTATAGTACTACGGCAGGCTCTTGGCAAGCAGGTAATTTTACAGCAGTTACAGGCGCAACATCAGTCGTAGGCACTAACGGAGCTACCTTCTACATCACAGGCGTTCAACTAGAACGAAACACAACAGCAACACCGTTTGAATGGATACCTTATACAACTGAACTACAATTATGTCAGAGATATTTTTATTCTAACAAACCAGGTATTAATGGAAATGGTATATGTACCGGCTCAATGTTTTCAGCAACTGGTTTTTTAACAACTTATAGATACCCAGTTACTATGAGAGCAGCTCCAACTTTGACAGTTAGCTCATTATCTGATTTTTATGCGATTGTTGCGTCAAATGTTTTTACCCCAACTTCAATATCCGTAAGTGGAGCTGGACCAGATAATACTCGTCTTGATGTTGGGGTATCTTCAACAACAGTTGGATTTGCAGGTATATTGCAAACAGGAAGTGTTAATTCTGCATTAAATTTTTCATCGGAGTTATAAATGTATAAATTATATAATGACATTATTACTAAAAATTTAGGATGTATTATTAGATTGTCTGATAATGCTTCTATTCCTTTAGACCCAGCTAACACAGACTATCAAGCCTATTTAAAATGGGTTGCAGAGGGTAATACACCAGAACAGGCTGACTAATGTTTGGCATATCAGCCTTTTCCCAAACAGCATTTAGTTCTCTTGCTAGTGGTGTAGTATTTGGCTCTGGTCAAATAGATGCAACAGCTACCGTTACAGCAGACGCTTATCGCATAAGACTTAACTCAGGCGCTATAAATGCTACTGCTTCAGTCACAGCAGACGGATACTCTATAGCTTTTGCTAGTGGTGCTATAAACGGTACTGCTAATGTCACAGCTAATGGATATTCAGAGATATACGCTAGTGGTTCTATCACAGGAACAGCTCAACTATATGTAGACGGTATCTATGTATACGCATTTGCTAGTGGCACTATGTTTGCTAACTCTAGTGTTACTGCTGACGCTATACGTATTAGAACAAGTAGTGGTGCTATAAATGGCACAGCAAGTGTAACTGCTAACGGTGGTATGACTTATGAAGGCTTTGGTCAAATTACTGCTGAAGCACTATTAAATGCTAGTGCATACGCTATATTAGCAGGTGTAGGTGCAATAAACGGTACATCTACAGTCACAGCAAAAGGCAAAATTTTAGGTGAAGAATGGTCACCTGTAACCCCTGGCTCAGAGTCATGGAATGATATTCCGCCAGGTTCAGACACATGGACAGATATAACAGGAAGTAATAATACATGGCTACCAATAGGATAAATTTTACGGAATGGTTACCTGACCAACCATCTACAGTAGGTGCGTTAATAGACATTAACAATACTGTACCTTTGGCTATTGGTTACTCACCATTTCCTACTGCTGTGGATTATTCTAATGCAGCAAGTGAAAACTTAAACAATGTGTATGCAGGTAAATTTAGTACTGTGACACAATTATTTGCAGGTGGCGATACTAAACTATTTAAGTTTGACCCAGGAACATTAGACTTGGATGACGTAAGTAAGTCAGGTGGATATAGTAGTATTTATAGATGGAGTTTTGCTCAATTTGGTGACGTATTACTAGCTGCTAATAATGACGACAAAATACAAGCATGGACTGTAAATAGTTCTACAGCTTTTGCAGACTTAGCAGCAGCAGCTCCTGTATGTAAATATATTACAGTTATTCGTGACTTTGTAGTTGCAGCTAATATTAGTGGCGCACCTAACAAAGTGCAATGGTCAGATATTAATGATGAAACTGACTGGACACCAGGTGGTGCTTCTCAAAGTGACTATCAAATAATCAGCGATGGCGGTAATATACAAGGGATCACAGGTGGCGAATTTGGTCTAGTATTACTAGAGCGTGGCATAGTTCGTATGTCATATATTGGCTCACCATTATTCTTCCAATTTGACACTATTTCACGTGGTTTAGGATGTACTTCAGGTGCAACTGTAGCACAATATGGTCAAACTACATACTTCTTATCAGATGATGGTTTCTACTCATGTGATGGTATCAATATTAAACCTATTGGCACAGATAAAATAGACAAATGGTTCTTTACAAACTGTGAATTAGCACAAATTGACTCATGCAGCACAGCAATAGACCCTGTTAAAAACATTGTGGTATGGAACTTTGCAAACGTAGATGCTGGTCGCACATTACTCATGTATAACTGGCAAACAGATAAATGGTCTAAAGCTGATACAACTGTAGACTATATTTCATCTATTACAACATCTGGTTTTACACTAGAAGACTTAGATGCTTATGGTCTTTTAGATGACTTAACTACATCTTTAGACTCACGCTTATGGATTGGTGGCAAACTATTATTTGCAGGTGTAGAAGAAGATAAAATTGTAACATTTACTGGAGTTAATACTACAGCAACATTAACTACAGGTGATATAGAAGTAGGTTATAACTCTATTGTAACACTTTCAAGACCACAAGTAGAAAATGGTTCAGCTTTAATGTCTATTGCTTCTCGTAAAGAGCTAGATGATGCTATTACATATTCTACACCAGTTGCAGCCACATCTGAAGGTCGTTGTCCAATGAGAAGTTATGGTCGTTACCATAGGTTTAGCATGACTCCTAGTGGTGACTGGTTATACGCTATTAGTTTTGACTATGATGTAGAACAACAAGGTAATAGATAATGCGTGACATGTATCGTAAACTCCCTATGTTGGGAGGTGAGCCTAGACAAGTTGCAGAAATTGTAAATAACCTTGTAGAAGGCAAAACAAACAATACAGGTGATATTACTTTAGTAGCTTCAGGTGCTACTTCTACAACTATTTATGATGAACGTATAGGTTATAACTCATATATTGGGTTATCACCTAAAACACAAACAGCAGCTAGTACATATTATCCATACGGTGCATTTCAAGACACTACAGATCAAAGTATAGCTACTATTACTGCTACAGCAAATATTACTTTAAATACTACAGACTATGCTTTAGGTACAAGCCTTGTAGATGGTTATAAAGTAAAAGTAGATTATTCTGGTCTTTATAATATTCAGTTTAGTTTTCAGTTTGTAAATACTGACTCACAAATACAAGACATAGATGTATGGTTTAGAAAGAATAATTCAGATATAGCAGGTTCTAATAGTAAATTTTCTGTACCTAATAAACATGGTAGTGTAGATGGTCACCTTATTGCAGCATTAAACTTTAACATAGAGCTTGCTAAAGACGACTATGTAAGTTTAGCATGGGCTACAACTTCAACAGCTGTAACTTTAGAGCAATTACCAGCACAAACAAGTCCTACTAGACCTGCAACACCTAGTGCTATTGTAACTATTCAGTATTTAAGTGCTAATTCATTTACTACAAACTTATTTACCGAGCCTTATGTAAGTTCACAGTCACAAGGTCAAGCTACTATATCGCACCCTGCAAATACAGGCACGAACAAGATATATCGTTATATAATAGTAGGATGATATTACACTATATACCTAAAGATAATTTGCGTCAATATTGGGACTATGTAAAACATGGTCTTGAATTAGTAAGACAACGTGGTCATACATCTTGGATAGTTGAAGATGTATATTGTGACTGTTATGAGAATAGGTCAATGCTTTTTATAGGCATGATAGACAACAAAGCAGTAGGTTTCGTAGTACTTCAACCATTAGGAGACACACTTCATGTATGGGCTTCTTGGTCTACTATTAATGACCAAACACTTTTTTATCAAGCATTTCAAGAAATACAAGCAATAGCAAAACAAGGCGGTAAGTCTAAAGTTACATTCAATTCACAAAGAAAAGGATGGGAACGTAGAGCAAGAGCAATGGGTTTTAAACCTCAAACATGGGAATATACACTTTAAGGAACTAGATATGTTTAAGTTACACAATTGGGTACAAGAATTAGTACAGTCATTTACATTCTATGGTGGCGGTGGTTCAGGAGGCGGAGGTAGTGGTACTTCTACTACAAAGTCTGAATTAGACCCAACGGTAAGACCATTCGTAGAATATGGCTTGCAAGAAGCTAAAGGTTTATATCAACAACCTGGTCCAGAATATTTTGGTGGTCAAACTTACGTAAGTCCATCTCAACAAACTACCTTAGCTTTACAAGCTGCTCAAAATAGAGCATTACAAGGTAGTCCATTATCACAAGCAGCTCAACAACAACAATTAGGCACAGTTCAAGGTCAATATCTATCAGCAGGCAACCCATACTTCACTCAAGCATTAGGCGGTGCAACTCAAGAAGCTACACAAGCATATAATGACGCTATTAGAGCTGCACAAGGTACAGCATCTATGGCAGGTCGTTATGGTTCAGGTGTATCTGCTGATATTCAAAACAGAGCAGCTCAAACATTATCTAACACATTGGCTAATAAATACGGTGAACTTGCATATCAAAACTACGCTACAGAACGTGGTTTACAAAATCAAGCTGCAGTTAATGCACCACAAATGGCTGCTGCTGATTATGCTGATATTCAACAATTAGCTAACGTAGGTAAAACTGCTGAAGGTTATCAACAAACAGCATTACAATCAGCTATTGACCGTTATAACTACGAACAAAACTTACCATATCAAAAACTATCTGCATACCTTGGTGCTGCTTATGGTACACCTATGGGTCAAGTTTCTACATCACAACAACAATCATCAGGTGGTGGCAAGATTGTATGTACAATGATGAACGAACAAGCATATGGTTTTGGTTCATTTAGAAATGCAATTTGGCTTAAACATTCAGAAAATATGCCTAACGCTAAAGTATATGAA